CGAACCGATTCGCTCGATGATGGCCAGGATTGCTTCGAGATCCACTGTGTTCTCCTCAGTCGCTGTTGTGTGACGTCGATCGGGTGCTCCGCTATGCGGTGCGGCTCTCCGTCTGCGCTATGCGACTGCGCGGGAACCTCTGTGATGGGGACTCTAAACCAGGCGAGCGGCGCTTGTCCAGCACCCGCCGAGAAATTCAGCTCATCAGCAGTGCGCGAATGCCTTCTTCATCCTCGAAGTCGATCACTCGCGTGGCGATGAACCAGACGAGGATGATTGCGACACAGATGACCACGAACCACCACACAGCGCCCTTCGCATCGATGGCGCCGCGATCGGCAGGCGGATCAGCAGGCGGTGCCGTCTTGTACGAGTCGGCAATCGGGCGCAGCCAGCGGTAGACGGCGTTGACGATACCGGAGACGAAGCCGGTGACAGCCGACACTGCGGCAGCTGCGGCCAAGTTCAGGCTGTCGTAGAACGGCTCGAAGTTCCGCGTTGAGATCGCCTCAGCCAGGGCCGGCAACAGACCGGTCAGGATCGTGAGGAGGACACCGGTGAAGGTGACCCAGGCCGTGATCCATCCTGAGCGGATCGCTCGTGGCGTTGCACGCCAGATCTGCGTCACCTTGTCCTTGATCTTCTGGAACATCATGCCTCCGTTGTGTTTGGTACTGCACCGGGGTCCGGCACAGGATCTTCGTAGTACGAGTCGATGGCGGCCGGCGAGCAATCGCGGAACGGGTTGTCGATCGCGGTCTGTGCCGCAACCTCTGCATATCGCTCTTGAATGTCCGGCTCCAGATTGAGCACGATAACTTCTCGGTCAACTGCGCTCAAGTCACCGGAGTTGGTGAAGCCGAGGGCGACGAGAGCGATGTTGAGCGTGCTGTCGCGATCACCCTGCTGCTCGATGTTGAAGTTGACACACGCCGTGTACCGAGCGTCGTCACGGTCCTCAATTCGCTCTGCGTCACGTTCTTCTGACTGCGAGCTCTCGTTTGTGACGTAGAAGAGCACCGAAGCGATGCCGCACAACATGGTCATCGTCAGGAGGATGTACGCGAGCGTCACCCACCTCTTCTCGGCTGGGTCTCTGTCGTTGAAGATTCGAAGAAGTTTCATCGCGATCCTGCTTCCACTTGGACGGCGAAATTACGCCGAATCCGAGGAGCAATGCGATGATGCCCATCCACGATGCTTCGATCGAGAGATGTCTCACTCCCCAGGAGATGAGTAGTCCTATGCCTACGAAGAACATGATCCACTTGCGAATTTCTTCGGCCACTTGAGGGGGTGGTAAACGCCAGCGGCGTGGTGTCTTGCTGGCCATCACATCCTCTCCCTGTGGCCGGGCACATCCAGGTTACTCCTGTGATCGGAGATGTGCCGCGTACATCTCGCCGATCGCCATTTCGATTCGGCTGAGTCGTTCGTCGATGCTCGGAAGCGCATCGTCCTGTGCGTCCGTGCTCAGACTGTCCCATGTGCCACAACCATCCTCGATCACACCGGCTGATGCAGCCAGGCCGCCTCGGAATTCGGCGTAGGTCATCCAGCCCTTCGGGAAGCCGCCAACGTTCACAGCAGGCAATCCCGTGAGCGTCATACGCCCGGACTTGGTGTACTCCCAGTGACCCGACACGTCGCTCGCTGCGAACGCGTAGAGGTCCTCCTGAGTCGCTCCAGGTCGAGCCATGCCGGCGAACCAGATGCCGTAGCGATCCTTGCCGACACGAACATCCGCCACGGCTCGACCGGTGTTGTCGTAGAACCTGGTCGCTTCGGCAGCGCCGATACCGACGCCGCAGTGCCCGCCACCAACGCAGATGACGCCGGTTCGCAGACCGCCTGCCGCTGGTGCGTGGCCTCGCATGAAGCCCTCGAGATCCCCATCGGGCGGTGTCACACATCGGTCTGGACGTCCACGAAGGCAGATACCCTGCGGAGTGATGTGTCCAAACACCCGTCCATCCTCGAGGATGGTGGGAGGAACCGACCAGGCGTACCGATCCGGATCGTACCGGAGACGGTCGTCGACCGACGGATCGCCGAACTGCGGATCGTTGAACCAGTGCTCGTTGCCGGCCCATTCGCCGATGATGCCAGCAGCAGCAACTGCTCCGGTGATCTCCAGGCGGGCCGTGGCACTCGCCGCGGTGTCGACGATGGCCAAGTGCCGAGCGCGACATGACGTGAACGCGTAGATCACGTCGTCGGCGCTGTACCGAGCAACGATGATGCGGTCGTCTTCCGACATCTCGTCCTCGGGAGGATCGATGCTGGCCTGCTCGACGGCAGACTCTTCGATGAGCGTCCGCTTGACGCGGATCTCGACTTCCTCGCTGTCGAAGCGGAGGCTGACGCCGACGGCGCCTTCTTCGAGCAACTCGCGAGCACGGACGACGAGGGACTGCGTCTCTTCGTCGTCTGATGCGCTCAAGTAGCCGATGCCCCAGATCGCGCCGTTGTCGCGACGTTCCATCTCGGTGATGGCGCCGAGTGTCACTCCACTGTGGTCGCCATCCTCACGATCGAAGATGATCGGGATGGGGAGCATTCCGTCCCAGTAGATCGCCCCGGCGCACATGAGGCGACCGTCACCGGTCGGCTCTCCTTCCACGCAGAGCACGCCTTCCACAGGGATGCGCCCAGCCTGATCGGCTGCGGCAAGTGCCTCGCTGATCATGAGTCCGAGAGCACCGCCGCCGACGACGGTTGGGACGATCTCAACGGGTACGGTGATTGTGCCGGCCTTCGCCATCAGGCACCTCCTGGTTCGGTTGTCAGGACCTCAAGGCCGAAGGCAGCGATGAGGACGAGATCTGCGATGTGTTCGGGCACTCTCGGGAACGGCCATGCGGTGATTGCTCCGGCAGACCACGTCGTGAACGCGTCACGGAGAACCGCGCACGAGGCTTGCACAGCTTCGTCATCCGGGCAGTACGTCTCTTCGCTGAGTCGCAACGACCACCAGTCACTGAGGTAATCGCCCTGTGGACTGATGGACTGCGCGACGCGAACGCCGAGTTCGGTGAGACGATCAGGACCGAGCATCGACGGTAGGCGGCGATTGCTGGTCTGGTCTGGGTCGATCTCCAACTCCGGAGTCAACGTCGTCCTGGTGAGGCGTGTCCGAACGCCGGCACCGATGCGAGCGACAGCCGAGCTGTGCGCGATGGCCAGTGCGCCATTCAATGCTTCGATCAGCTGAGTACGCGACGTGTCGCCGACGGTCAGACCGGCAGATGCCTTCACCGGCTCGTTGCCGGCGACCTCGCTCGGGTCCATCTCACGTCCCTGGCTGTCCGACTTGCCCTTGAGGAGCAGGATCCGATCGAGGTCCTCCTGGGTGGCCGCATCTTCTTCACTGATGCCGAGCACCCGGCGGACCCAAACGCCACTTGTGAGGCCGCGGTCATATGCATCCTTCGCGTCAGCCACGCTGTGCCTCCGTGCGAGGAGTTCGGTCGCGTCCGGCGTGACCATGACCTCGCCATCAACGTCGTCGAGGATCAGCCGGAGCGCTCCGGCATAGATTCGACCAACGAGGTTGGCGATCGGTTCCACGTGCGAGCGGTACGTGCTCTCTTCGATCTGGAAGGCGACTGCTCGGTTGGTGGCGGTCATACCGAGCAGGATCTCGGGAGCAACTGGGAATCCCCATGCGAGCCGCTGGATGAGGAAGCGCATCTTGTCGTCGAGCCGGTCGTCGAACTCGTGAGCGGGCTTCGTCCACTGGACACCTCGAGCGCCATTCGAGAGCGCACCTGTCATCAGCTCGAACGGACCGCGCAGGAGGATGGGGCTTGCCGACGACCTACGTGGGTCAGCGATGGGCGAGTTGATCGCCGCTTCGAGGCTGGCACCGAAGTCGCCGCCAGGAACGGCCATGTCGAACTCATTCGCGACGGTCAGGATGCCCATCTGAGCGATTCGGCTGCGGTTCTGACTGAAGGCGAGGTCCTGGAGCTGCTCGATCTCGGCCAGGATGTCGAGCACGCTGCGCAGCGGCGGATCGGGAACCGTCTGCTTGGCGGGGTGCGGCCAGATCCCACGAAGGTTGAGGTCTGCACCCTTCAGCATTTCCTGGCGGTAGTTGTCGATGACGCTGACGGTCAACCATCGGGCATCCTTGTCGCCTGGAAGGGC